GGGTCAGCAACTATGAAGCAAAATTTACTGACAACTATATCAGCTTAGAGTCATAATGCACGAATTATTTTGAATAATTAGAGAAACCCTTATATTTTAGACTTTATTTACATAAAGGTTCAATAGTTCATTAATAATATGAAATAAGGGTATAACTCTCAAATATTACTATAAAAAACTGGAATGTACCTTTGAATTTCAATATGTACCTTTAGTGAACGTTTTCTATGGTGGTCAGAATGGAGGGAGAAGAGAAAATCAAAAATCCGGTGTCGAATGGTTCATTGAATGTACCTTCGGCGGCCATCTCCATATGAAAAGTCCGGATACCTGGTAAAAGCTGTATGAACGTAATTGACCTACTTAGAAACACAGGAATCGAACCGAAAAAAGCGGCCGGGACATCCGGAGGCGAATATCATTCTCCCTGCCCTGGGTGCGGCGGCACCGACCGGTTTTGTGCTTGGCCGGAGCAAAACGGCGGTAAGGGTTCCTACTGGTGCCGGCAGTGCGGCAAGGGTGGCGACTCCATCCAGTTTTTAATTGATTTCAAAGGACTGAATTTCAAGCAGGCCTGCGAGCAGCTGGGACAGGCGCTGCCTACTCCTGCAGGTCCCTGTGCGCCGAAGTTTTCCACCTCAAAGAAATCCAATCAGAGCTGGCAGCCGCAACCATGCGGCCACACGCCGCCGGCGCCATGGGTTGATAAGGCTGAGGCCCTGGTTGCCTGGGGACATGAAAGGCTGCTTTCCGACCGCAAAATTCTAAACTGGCTTAAAAAGCGCGGCATAACCAAAGAGACGACTATCAAATATCGGCTCGGTTGGAATCCCGGCAAGAACGGCAAGGATTTTTTCCGGCCCCGTGAATATTGGGGGCTACCCACGGAGCTTAAGAAAAACGGCGCTAAAAAGCGGTTGTGGATACCGAGAGGATTGATAATCCCCTATTTCTCCAAAGGCGAGGTTCACCGGATCCGGATCCGCCGGCCGGAAGGCGAGCCGAGATATTACGTGCTGCCCGGCTCCAAAATGGACATGCTCACCCTTCAACCTGAACGCAGGGCCCTGGTGGTGCTGGAGTCCGAGCTCGATGCCATTCTGGTAGACCAGGAAGCCGGCAGTCTCTGCGGATGTGTGGCCCTGGGCAGCTCCTCGGCCAAGCCGAGTTGCGATGTTGCCGAAGCTCTTCGGACGGCGGCAATTATACTGTTGGCCCTGGATTATGACGGCGCCGGAGAAAAGGCTATTGTTTGGTGGCAAGAACATTTCGACCGAGTCAAGCCCTGGTCTGTGCCGGTGGGCAAGGATCCAGGGGAGGCCTTCACTGCTGGTGTGGACCTAAAGGCCTGGGTCCAGGCGGGGCTGCCGGAAGGATGGTTTTTACCACAATCGCTTTTGGGTGCGAGAAAAATTGTGAGGGAGTCTATTTCAACTGAACCCGTGACAGATGCCGGCAGCATTCCGGAAAAGCTTTACGAGCTGCGCGATCTGCTGCAGGCGCATCCTGTTTCAATTTTTGCCAGTCCTAACCAGGTTTCTCTTCGTGAGGGCCGAAGATGGGCCAGGGAGAATTGGGAGATCTCCAAAAAAATTTCGAACCTGGTGTTCATGGAGCCGGAGGTGTTCAATTACATTGATTCACATCCTGCAGAGATTATCACCGGGGATAATATCATTTAGGGGTCGCGATGAGAGATAGAGTCGAAAAGCTGCAGCAGCTTGCAAATCAGGTCGATCTGGCGGAATTGAGAGCCCTTCAAGATGCCGTAGGCAAAACCGAGAAGGCCTACCAGGACAAACCTACCATCCACCACGGCAAGGACCGGGATTACGCCAGATCCAGCCTGCAAAATGCTGTCGATCGGCTGTATGAAAAATATTTTCCGGCTGAAAAAACCTTCAAAAACCGGTTCGAAGTTTACAAACATCTTAAAGCCAGCGGCTATAAGATCAGCCGTGGCAAGTTTTATAAGGACTGCCCAAAGCATGGCAGCCGAATGCTGAAAGTCAATCCGAACGGCACTGTGCCGGTCTCTGCAGTGGATAAATACATTGTGCGGGCGGAGCTTGAAAAACCGGTCGGCGCCGGCACTGAAGTCGAAGCAGACCTTCGCCGCAAAGCCAAAGCGGAAGCCGACCAGAAGGAAACCCACGTTAAGATCTCTCAGCTAAAGCTCGAGGAGATGAAAGGCCGACTAATTGATCGGGAGAAAGTAAAGTTCTTGCTGGTAGAGCGGATCCGTGAATTCCGCCAGGCACTTCTGAGTCAGGGCCGCCGCCTTGCCGCGAGGTGTGCGAACAAACCGGCTGATGAAATTCAACGAATTATCGAAACAGACAACCGGGTCATCCTCGAGGCATACGCTCGAGAAAACTCGATCGGCGTCAATCCGGAGCAGGCGCCAGATGCTTGATCTTTGGCCGGCTGAAAAAAAAGCGATCGCACCGCCGGCGCCGGTTTCAGTCGCTCAGTGGTGCAATGAAAATATCGTGCTGCTGCCGGAGTCATCCAGGGAGCCCGGCCCTTTCCGCTGGCAGCGCACGCCTTATGCGCGGGATATACTAAATCTATATAAACACCCTCAGATCAGGCATATCGTGCTGAAGTGGGCTACCCAGGTGGGTAAGACAGTAACTCTCTATAATATGCTTGGATATGCCATCGACCAGGACCCCTACTCGACACTGCTAATTTATCCTTCTGACGATGAAGGAAAAACCATCAGCCGCACCCGTGTTCAACCATTAATTGACGCCTCCAAAGCACTCCGGGAGAAAAAACCGGTCGATCAAAAACGCTACCAGCTGCAGGAAATGTCCTTTCCGGGGATGGTCCTATATGTTGTCGGTGCGAACTCGCCAACGCCGCTTTCACAAAAGCCCGTAAGAAATGTGTTCCGCGATGAGGTCAACAAGTGGCCGCCGGCAATCAAAGATTACGGCGACCCCATGGAGCTTGCCCAGGAGCGCATGAAAGCCTATTGGGACATCCGAAAGGCTGTGGATGTCAGCAGCCCGACAACTGAAGCGGGCAATATCACCAAGCAGGAAGCCCTCTGCCAGGTTCTTATCAAGTACTTTGTGCCATGTCCGGAGTGCCTCCGGCTGCAAGTGCTCGATTGGAGACAGATCAAGTTCGAAAATGACTCCGAGCTAGAAAAAATCTACAGAATTCAAAAAGCGAAAAACACGGCGCGGTATGAGTGTAAATTTTGCGAGGCCTCCATCGACGACTCTCGCAAAGAATGGATGCTGGATCCGGCCAACGGCGCCGGTTGGTTCGATGCAAAGATTATCGAGCCGACTATAAGTAATGATCCCATTGGGGATCTTTTCTCGCAATTCGATGAGCAGGGAATCTCCCTGGAGAGTATTGCGGCCTGGGTGTCATCACTTTATTCGCCCTGGCTCAAGTGGCAGGATATCGTCGAAAAATTCTTAGAGGCGCACCTGTCCACTTTCAAGCGATTTGACAAACTGCGGGCTTTTACCAACGACTGGCTGGCCAAGGAATTCAAGGACGTGATCGAGGAAAAATCTGAAACCCAAATATTAAACCTGCGAGGGGAATACCCGGCCCACATCGTGCCCGAAAAGGCCGTGTGCCTTACCTGCGGCATCGATTGTCAGAAAGCCGGCTTTTATTTTACCGTTAGGGCCTGGTCTAAATCCTATACGAGCTGGCTGATTCGCTACGGATATCTGCTTTCTTGGGATGATGTCTATCAGCTGGTGCACAGGGATACCTATGAGCAGGAAGACACAGGCCGAAGGTTGGGCTTGTGGCGGGTAGGTATCGATACAGGCGGCGGCAAAGACGGCGATCAATCAATGACGGCCAAGGCCTACCGTTGGATTTCAACATCCGGCGGCCAGACTGTATTCGGCACCAAGGGTGCCAGCCGGCAAATGATCGAAAAAATCAAGCTGACCGCCATCAACACGTTTCCGGGAAGGCGAAAAGAGATGATACCCGGTATCGGAGTCAGGCTGGCCGTGCTTGATACTGCTTTTTTCAAAGATGTTTTTCACAGCCAGATGCAGGTTAAGGCTGGAGACCCTGGCTGCGTGCACCTTCACTGTGACACGGACCTGGATTATGCTCGCCAGATCGTATCCGAAGAGAAGATTCGACAGAAAGACGGCTCTTATAAATGGGAGCATGTAAGGGGAGAAAATCATTATTTAGATGCAGATATCATATGCTTTGCCATGGCCAGCCCATTTTTCATGGGGGGGTTAGACGTTTTTCCTGACGCTTCGCCCGGGAGTAATCAGCAAAATCTTCAGACCGGGGAGCGGGGGCGCCGCGTCCGGCGGGCAGGTATTTCACCACGGGAATAAATGTTGAGCAAACAGAGAGGGAGAAAGTCATGGGGAAAATTAAAATTCCGAAAAAATTGTTATCGGTCCAAAAAGCAGCTGAAATTATGGATTGCTCTGAAAAGACGGTACGGCGGCTTTGCACAGATGGACATTTGGTTGCCTGTAAAATTCGAGGCTGTTTGCGAATCGAGCCGGAATATCTGGCTAAGTTTATAAACCAGCAAATTGAATACTACATGGAAAAAAATGGTGTTCCAGAAATTTTTTGGACAGAAGTGGACTGATTGGGACCAGCTGATTTCGGATCTGTGATGGTTTCTGGTAAGGTTTAAAGCGTGGGATATGAGCACCAAAACCAATTTCAAGGAGAATGACAATGTTTGTAGAGCAAGTATGTGGTGACCGGTGGGGCAAAATTGCTGCCCAAATAATCTCGGATTGGAAGTCAAACGCCGATGGAGTTTGTGACAAATTCGGCAGTCTAAATTCATACGCCAACTATAAGGCGGCCGAAGCTCTTTGGGAGTATGAGGAAATTCGGGCTGAGTTCGGAAATGATATCGAACGGCTGAAGGCGTATTTGAAAAATGAGCCAAAGGTGACAGTTTATGGTGGTGGAATAGAAACTTATAGTAAGGAGGATTTTTGAGATGAAACAAGCTCTTGAAAACTACAGGAATTCGGTAAAAGCCCTGGAAGAAAACCGAAAATTGGTGGAGGATCTCGAAGCCAAAATAGAGCTGCTCGAGGATGAAACCAGGGCGCTGGCAGCCAAACAAACCAGGGCTGCCGAAGAGCTCGAAACCGCCTTCCGCGACAATGTAAAAGGTGTTCTTTCTCAGGAAGAGCTCGACTCCTGCCAGGCCAAGCTCGAAAAGATTAAGCAGGACTTCAGCAACTCCAAGGAAAAGGTGGGTGTAGCAAAATCAATTTTGGAGGAAACTCGCGGGAAAGAAAAAGACCTCAAAGAGAGATGCCGAGTGGCTCTGCATAAATTTAAGATGGCGGCATACAGGGACGCACTCTTGAATATCACCGACGCAGAGCGGGACAAAATCTATGCCGCCATAACAATAGCCAACCATTTGCCCATTGGCCGCAATCGCTGTTTGGAAGAGATGTTTCCGATAGAGGCTATTGAAAAATCCTCCCAGCGTTGGGCGGAGTTCATTGAGACTCATAACATTCCTGATTAACGTGGACGCCCGTGTATTTCTATAGCGGCCGACTCTAATGGAGAATAAAATGGGATTCTGCAGATCTTTACCTGGTCAACGGGATAACGAAACCATCAAGGCTTATGCCCGGCGGACCTGGCAGGAAGAGCCGAAAATTAGGGCGGAATTCAATGATGATTTTGATGCATACGCCTCCTGGTGTTGGGCCTATGCGCGAGGGCGGGTTCGTATCCTTGGAGGGGGCCATTTTTAATAATCGCGGCGCAGATTATCCATCGGGTGGGCCTGTATGCCCGATCTCCAAAATTGGCCTCCCCGCCTGCGCCAATCGGTTGGGTACGGGGAGGCCTTAACAGGTTTGAGTCCAGGTGTGCATGGCCGCGAAGCGTGCAAGGGTGTGTGTTCGACCCGGATTACACCTGGACTCATCTGGCCTGCGGCTTTTGACTCGGCAACAAGGGCCACAGGTCAATTCAGGGGCCGGATATTTTTGTGGGCAGAGATTTCGGCGGGTTCCGGCGTCTGAATTCAAGGGTGCCTGCCGACATCGGGGGCCGGGTTGAAACCCGGCCCACTGCCCAGGAGACAAAATGGGAAAGATAAATTGTAACCCAGTACTCAAGTTGGATGAAGCCACCAAGCAAGAACTTCAAAATACATACTATGAGCGATTTGGGGAACATCTTGCCTTGATTGCTTTGGATATCGATCGATGTGTTAAAGAACGGGATCCTATTGGCATTTACTATATTACAGAAATTATAAAGCAGCTCTTATCGGATGCAGCTGCGGCGATCGAGCAGCAAGCCGATAGGCTGAATTAAAAAACGCCGGATCTCAAACTACGCCAAGGAGAAGGAAAAATGGCAACAGACCACAGGCTACAAATAGTCCTGGCCGCCAAGGACATAACGGGGGCAGCCTTTACTAAATTTCAGGGCCGCCTGACGGCAATCACAAAATCGGTCTTCTCTTTCAAAGGCGCCTTGGGCGCACTGACCGGCGCCGGCGGGTTGGGTGTGCTGGTCACCAGGAGCCTGGAGACCGCCGATGCCATCGCCAAGACCGCCGTCAAGCTTGGGCTGTCCACGGATGCCCTGCAGGAATACCGCTATGCAGCCGAGCGCTCCGGGGTGGCCACAGGCACGCTGGACACTGCCATGCAACGCTTTACCCGCCGTGTGGCCGAGGCCGCCCAAGGCAAAGGTGAGCTGCGTGGAGTGCTGGAGCAATATAGTATTGCCGTGCGCGACGCCGCCGGCCACACGCGCGACACTCGAGATGTTTTTCGCGACCTGGCCGATACGATTCAACGCTCTACGGATCCGGCCGAACGGTTGCGGGTGGCGTTCAAGGCCTTCGACTCGGAGGGCGCCGCCCTTGTAAACATGCTGCGCGACGGCTCCGCCGGCCTGGATGCCTACGCCACCAGGGCTCACGCACTCGGTGTGGTCATAGACAAAGACCTGGTGTACGGTTCTGGAAAAGCTAAGGACGCTATGGAAGACTTAGGTAAAGTCATCCAGACAAATTTCAGCCGGGTGGTGCTTGAAAACGTCAACGGTCTCACGGCTGCAGTAGAGAATATGGCCGGCGCTATGGGCAAGGTTGCCGAGTACGCCAATCTGAGATCGATTTTTGCCACCTCGAGGACTGCTGCCAAATTGATAAAATCGGGGCATCTAAAGATGACACCGCTTGAATTTGACAAGATGGGCTATTTAGAACGTCAAAGGCTCGTCGATAGAACCCTGGAAAGCCTTAAACAAATTGAGCGCCATGAGGCCGGTCGGCGAGGGTCCGGGATCGATTTGGGGGGGTTGGGACCCGTCGCCATCAAACCAGATCCGGCCGAACTGGCCCGCTTCAGTC